GCTTGCTTAACCTGCTCTCCCCAATCTCTAATATTTTGTCTTTTCTGAAGCTGTGAAGAGTATTTTTGTTTTAATGCTTCTACTTGAGCAGTGTCATTAAGTAATTGTGCTTCTGATATTTTTGTAATAATATAATCCAGCTCAGTTAATAAAATAGACATGTTGTATTTAAGCTGTTTGAGTTTAATTTGTTTTAATTCTTCTAAATTAACTTTTATCATTTGCTCATCTCCTTATATTTTTGTATTACGTCAGGCGGGAACTCATTACTTTCTCCGCCAAAACCGTGCGGAGGGTTTGCATTCTCATCAATATAAATAGCTTCAACAGGTATGTCGGCAGGTAATAAAGAAGCATCTACTATCCAATAAGGACGTCCAGCTGGAACATCTTTTTCTGCTATTTGCTCTATTGTAGCAAACTGCAAAGCTTCTTGAGTTGGCATGATTACAGCAAATTTATTATCTACGTTTTTAAATATTACTACCTTCATATTAAACCTCCTTTATCTAAATATTGCGGCTGATAAAAATTTCCAACCTGAATCACCTTGTCTAACCCCAACCTTAACCGATGTCGTATGCATATATAGGTCGGAACTATCCTCTATAACTTTTAAGGTATTACTCGAAACATCGGGATTAGAACTGAATGATAAACTAACCGCATACTGCGTATCAGGCATTGCAGTAATAAAATTTATTATATATATTCCTGTTGTCTCCATAACAACAGAACTTACATTACCGCTTGCTCTGATGGTTGGTGGAGAAGTCATGTCGGTAAAATTCACCCAAGCACGGCAAGCGTATATAGGTGCATCACCAGAAGCATTAAGCGCTGTTTTTACTTTTGGGTCATTAGCTACAAAATTAAGCTGACTGTTGGCATTTTGTTTCCATTGCTCCAATTCATTAATCTTGTTTTGAACCATATTGTTCCAAGTGTCAGCCTGTGTTGCCACACGGTTGACAAGATTTCCAACGTTTTGACTAAGCTGTGCTACTTGACTTTCTAAAGACATCTTAATTGCCTCCGTTTAATTCGTTTAATTTATTTGATACAACTGCATATCCTATTTGCGTTATAGCATCTGCAAATCGTATAAACTCTTCAGCATAGAAAAGATTTAAATCTACACCTTGATTAATTACCTGCACAGAGTTAATTGGGACTGTAGTAATTTTTATTTTGAAACCAATCAGAAACTGACTTATGTCTGTTTTATATCCAAAAATGTAATTTGGGTCGCTCCATACAGCAAACAGTGTTCCGTCGTCTAAATAAAAGCCAACCTCTCTAATCCAGTATTGTTGATTAGACTGCAATATTGCATGAAGTGTTATTGATTTTTCATCTGTGTTTACTTCTGAAGATAAGATTGGCACTCTTTCTTTTTCATTAGACAGTCTTGTCAAATTGTCGGGTGGTGTATATGCTCCATCGCCAACTCCCATGCTTGCAATACTAACCTTTAATCCGTTTTGTTGTGCGTTTAATATCGCTCTCATTCCAGCTTGTGTTATCGTTGCTACTAAGCCCATTAGTTAGCCTCCAAATAAACCTGAGTAATACTGAAACAATTTACACCTGCCATCATTCCCATATTCCAATCCGTTTGGTAGTTTGACTGTGTCTCTGTTTCACATCTGCTTACTCCACAACCGCTTAGAATAGACGGCGTTGCTATTGTAGTGCTTGGTGTTGCTTCAAATATTATTTCAGCTAAATGACTTCTTACATTTTTATATTCATTTATAAGTTCTTTCATATATTCTTGAGTTTGCTCGCTAAATAGCTGATTTCCTGCTCTTCTATCTGTGCTCAGAACAACTGCAAACTCGTATGGATTTAGCTGTCTGAATATTTGACTGTATGGAGATGGTATTGGCTTAAACCATTCGTATATTTTTACATCTGTTGAGAATATCTCTAATACTTTCTTGATTGCGTATAATGTGCCTTTATATCTATGTAGCTCAATCGCATTTTTAATAAGACTTCTCTTTTCTTGTATATCTTGAGCTTTATTGTATTCTTCAATATGAAATTGCCAGCCCAATAAGTCCAGCAGTTTTTCATCTTTTATTTCATTAATGCGTGGCAGTATTAAAACATTGATGATTTTGTTTTTGATATCTTCAAAGCTAACATCAAACGTATCAACTAAATGCTGTAGTTCTTTTATGCTTGATGGTGTTAACTCTTTAATCATTGACTAAACCGCCATATATGATATTTACGTTATTTGCATATGCTAACTGCTCTACAGTTAGCTGTTGTTTGCTTGGTGCTGCTAAATCTATTCCATAAGCTCCAGCTTGTTTTACTCTTGATATTAGTTCTTCTGGCAATATATCTCTTCCGATTTTACTTTTAGTCCAGTTAACAAAATCGTTAACTGCATTTTGAACTGCAGTTTGAATAATTGAGACCTTGGCTTCATCTTTTTTGTTTATGTGGTAAGTGAAATTGATATTGTAGTTAACAACTTGCGGTGCTGATACTATCACTTGGTCTGTCAGTGGTCTTACTTTTTCAGATGATAAATAAATAGCAACTGTATTAATCATATCTGTATTTGGAATAGTGCCGCCTTTAGTAGTAAAAATGACCTTTACTTGTCCGGGATTTGGAGAATATACTTCTACATCTTCAATATCTTGATGTGCTGATAAAGTGTGATAAATGTAAGCTTGCCTGCTTCCCGCATTAGAAAATCTCTCAATTGATATCCTTATTCGTTCTCTAAATTTCTCGTCATCTTCTGAATCTGTTCCATGCATGCTTGTTGTAATGTTTTCCACTTTTGTGACATATGGCAGTATATCAACAAGCTTGTTTATTTGTCCTATGCTAAAACCATTTCCAACAGAACCTGCAATATTGCAAACAGCTAAAACATCAACGAAC